AAACACATACGACAATGTAGACTCAATTTCAGTTGTTTGAGTTCCATTATAGAAAGTGCTTGACGTTACTGTAGTTGTAGATCCAGTTGTTGTAACTCCTCCAGAACCAACAGGGTAGTAGATAGAGTGAACACGAGTAATGCTTGGCGTAATACTATTAACAACGTAATTTGTAGAGTCAACAGACGTAAACAAAGGGCTAACACAATCAATTGTTTGTGTAATAGCTACAGTTGGAGTTGTGTAGGCGAAAGTGTAAGTGTTTGTAACTGTAGAATACGTCAGTAAATTACTATCGTAAACAGTGTATAAAACAGTGTAAGTTCCAGCTTCAACAGCTCCAGTACCATCCAAAGGAAGGTTTATTGTTTGTTGGCTAGTTAATGCGTTGTCAATGTAAATATCGCAATCAGCATCATCAAAATCGGTGTTGTTATAAATTACCACTCCGCTTGGGGAAGTAATTGTAAAACAACCATTTACGTCAGCCAAGGCAATTCCTTGTCCTGCGTAATCAGATGTATCTTCAGCTGAGAATGTTTTAGTAGTTATGTCGAATGTCGTTTCGAACGAAAGTGTTGCCATTTTATAGAGTTATTTGACAACAAATATACGAATTATTTAGAATCGTTCTAAATAATTAATTCAAGAATCGCATGATGTCAGGAATGTCATCATCGCTATCCTCAAACATCATTGCACATACAAAATCAGGTTCATCTTCCATTTCAACGACTGCAATTTCTACTTTATCGCAGAAACTAAAGTTAAATGGTTCCCCATTTACTGAAGTTCTAAACACCACCTCCATTTCTGGAGGCAGTGTATTTAAAGTTTCAATTAATTGAGCTACATTCATTAGACATTTTTTGTTTCGGCAACCAATCCAGCACTTCCAATAATCATTGAGGCAACTGAATTTGCATTTTCTAATGCTACTCGTATAACTTTTACAGGATCGATAATTCCAGCTGCAATAAAATCATCATAAGAAAGAGTGTTTAAATTGTAACCTCCCTCTCCTCTTCTGATTTGTGAAACAATAACATCAATATTATCAATATGTGCGTTACTAAGGATTTGTCTAATAGGAGCCTGTAAAGACTCCGCCACAACACCAACACCACGCAAAAAGGACTCAGATCCATCTAAAATATCTTCTACAACAACAGAAGCTCTTAACAAAGCAACTCCACCACCCTCAGCAATACCTTCCTCAATAGCCGATTTAGTCGCTCTAACAGCATCGTCAACTCTATCCATCTTCTCCTTACGCTCAACGTCAGTAATAGCTCCTACATGAATTTGACCAACGCTTCCAGTGAATTTAGCTAAACGAAGCGTGTTCACTTTTTTCAACTGCTCGTCTGAAGTGTTTTCTATTTCAGCTTTAATTTCAGCAATTCGTCTTTCGATTTCTTCTGGCTTACCAGCTCCTTCAACAAAGAGCGTTTTCCCGTTTGTATCAAGACCAGTTATTACAACCTTTTTAGCTGAACCAAAGTGCGATACCTCTACGTTTTCTAACTTAATACCGTTTTCGTCTGAGATTAATGTTGCTCCAGTTAAGGCTGCAACGTCACCCAAAATATCTTTTCTAAACACATTTCCTGGCGCACGGCAAACAAACACGTTTAAATTCTTCTCTCTGTTCATAACAGCAAAAGAATATGCTCCTTGGTCAATATTATTAACATAAAGCAACACTGGTCTCCCTCTTTCAAGTTCTGGAGCAACCTTTGTAAGATAAGGAATCATATCTTTTCTAGGATCCATTAATTCGTAGTCAGTAACCAAGATTAACGGATTTTCAAGAACCGCTTGTTGTTTTGACGGATCAGTAACCATGTAAGGATGGATATATCCGCGTCCGATTTCAACTCCTTTAGTTACCGTAATATATGTTTTATCGGTTGCTGAAGGCTCAATACTTAACACTCCGTCATCTCCAATTTGAGAGAATGCCTCAGCAATCAATTCTCCAATAACCGAATCGTTATTTGCAGAAACGGTTGCAACATCTTTAATTTTGTGGTTTTGTGAATTAATCTTGATTGATTTATCGTCCAAATACTTTACCGCAGTTTTTACAGCAAAATCCATCCCAGCTTTCATTTCGCGAGGATTAATGTTTTGATCTAAGTACGTCATTGCCGAACTTAAAATCGATTGAGCAATTACCGTTGAGGTGGTTGTTCCATCTCCAGCTTGGTCTAGCGTCTTTTCAGATACCGACTTCATTAATTGCGCTCCTACGGATTCTAACTCATCTTTTACTGTTACCGAACGAGCAACACTTACTCCATCTTTTGTTACGATTGGAGTCTTTAAATACCCTTCGCTAATCACTACAGTCTTTCCGCTTGGTCCTAATGTAACCTTTACAATATCAGCAACCTTGTCGGCTCCTGCTTTTAACTTTAATCGAGCCTCTTGCTCTTGTAAAATTGTTTTTGCCATGTTTTATTTTAGTTTATTAATTAATTCTTCCAACCCTATTTGAACTCCGTTTAAATGGACCTCACCTGACGTAATGTCCATATTAAGCAAAACCGAGTTATCAACAGCATTAATTATTTTAAAGCAGTTTTCTTGACAGCGTTCACCACCGATCATAAAAACGCCATTATGCTGATACATGAAATACTTACCTTCCTGTCCCATTAACCATTCTTAAAAAATGTTTAAAAGCATTCTTTTTATTCAACGCAGCAGTGTATAAACACCCTTGTTTAATTGTTAATTTCTTATTTCCTGTTTCCGACAACTCAGAATCGTATGTTGCAGGAATAATATTTCCAGTTTCAACTTCTAACTCCCATAACTTATGACCAGCCTTCATTACTGTTTGACCAATCATTTGTGGAACTACTTTAATAGGCTCATCAAGAGCTACTTTTGGCTTTTTCTCTTCCATTAATTTTCTATTCCTAATTGAGTTAATATTCGTTTAAGTTCAGATTTATTTTTAATTTTACCAAAGAAACACCCCTTATCAATACCAAATGGACTACCTTCTTCAAAAATAGTATAAGTAATATTTATATCAGGACTATCAAGATAATCATCAAGAACCTCAATTTGAACCGTATATCTTTCAGAATGAAGCGAGAAATCGTAATCACCACTAGACTCAGGTATACCAAGACTTATTATATCTTCTTTATCAAGACGTTTTACTCTATAATCATCATAATCAAGTATTAATCCATCTTCATTTGAGTCAACACTAGCCAAGTTTTCTAAAACTCTCTTTGTCCAACCTTTATGTTTAACAAAATTCTCATACTCGAATCCTACATGAAATTCTGAAATTTCAGGTGTATAATATTTCTCTCCCATTATAATATTGCGAATATGTCTGTGTTTTCGATTAAAATAACTAATTTTTCTCCTTCTGGAGACTCTACCTCAGCACCAGTGTAAGGTTTATACAAAATTGTATCACCAACGGAAACCCATTTACATTCCTCTCCTTTAGCAACCACAACTCCTTGTAACGGCTTCTCAATTACCGAATCTGGAAGAATAAATCCTCCAACAATAGTCTTAGCGTCCGACTGTTTTATTAAAACTCTATTTGATAACGGCTTCATACTTCTTCTACTTTTATTATGTAACACTTTTTTTTCATTGTTAAGTCTGGAATAATATGCACTCCAGCACAAAACTTCTTATTATCATTAATAATTATTCCTTCTTCTTGTAACATATCCTCAACCAATTTAATCATCGTGATACAGTTACTTGGATCTAGTCTTGAATTATACGTCAGAGTTATGATATAGTTACAAATTTTCTCGTTACTTATCAACATACTCTTAAAAAATTCGTGCCACTCGTGTTTATGTTTGTTTCTAACCGTCCAGTGAGGAGTCGAGTACCAAGCATTTAAACTAATATCTTTCCCAGCCCAACGAAACACATAAACTTTCTTATTTGCATCAAATTCTCCAACGACATCAGTTGCTATTTTAGGTTTTTTGATTACCTTAGCCTTTTGCTTTACACTTTTTTGTTTCGAATAAGATCCATCCTTATCCATAACCAACCCCATCACCTTTAATTGACCTTCGGTAAACCTTGTCATAGAACGTAATTAATATTTGATAAAGCCAAGAACGACAAATCTTCGCCTTTGTAATTCAGTTTAGTTGCAACTCCGTGGCAATAATTTATTTTATCTCCTACGTTTATTCCAGCAACTTGTGATCCGACACTCAGGACCTCACCGAAATAATCTCGCCTTTTATCATCACCAATCGAAAACATTTGCTCTTTAAACGGAATCGGCTTAACAATCATTTTATCTCTAAAACAAACCAAATCTCCGTTACGCTCAATAGCCATCACATTCCTTACACGCATCCTCCAGTAAAGTTTGTCTCCTACTTTTATTTCGTAGTCAGCGTTCTTAGTGAAGTACACAACATCGTTTTCAACTATCCCGTAATCGGAAGCAACCGTCCCAACGAAACATACCTTGGCGCAAGTTTTTAAGAACTCACGGTGAGGCTTCATAGCAAACATCCCGTGCCAAAGATTTTCTTCTGGCTCAAGTATCGGTTCTACGAAAATGAAGTTTTCTACTGGAATTATTCGGTCATTTTCAACCTTGGCAAATATCTGGAAAAATTCAGCTCGGTAAAGTTCTTGTTCATCAATCGAAACTTTGTTACAATCCTGAACAACGTGATGGTGAAACAGAATAGTATCGCCTTTCTTCAAAACACAACCCCCAGAGAATTGTTGGTCAATCTCTAGGGGAACGTGTGACAATACACCAATTTTGCAGGAATGTGTAAACTTTTCTAAATCAGTATCGATTATTAAAGGTTGTCCTTCTAATCCTTTTAAGGACAGATATTTGTTTAAATCTTTATCAGCCTTTATGAAAAAGGTATCCTTAATTAATCTCATACTGTTTTATTATATTTTTAACTCTTCTTGGAGTTTATTTTGCTCTACCTAAAAAGTACTCTACCGAGATTGGAATCTCTTTGAATACCTTCCAGATTTCTTCTTCTGTTTTATCGGACTCAACGTAAACAAGATACTCTATTGCGCCAAATTTATAGAAAACGACTTCATCCTCTATAATTCGAGTTATTTTAAATTCTCGACCTTGTCCTACCTCTTGTCCAACAGTAAATGCCAATCCTTGCATCGGATCAGCACCTAAAATAATCTTTCTTATAATTCCTTTTTCTAAACTCACTATTTCTTTTTCTTACGTCTTGTCATCTTCATTTCAGCCATCTGTGCTGTTTGGTCTCCTTCGGCTCCTTGGTAAGAAGAACGCTTTTGACCAGTTGCAGTCATTTCGTATGATGGTTTTACAACTCCAGGCTCACTATCCAAATCACGAACATTCATGTGCGCGCCTTGACGTTTAATTTCTGGAGTAGGAGTAGGATCACTTTTACCTAAATCAAACTTAATCTTTCTGTTAGACGAAGTAGACTTAGTTTTAAAATTAGGACAAGCATCAACTTTCTTTCCTTTTTTGCCTTTTTTCGGTTTAGGCTCGTCAATATTACACAGTTCCATGTTCAAATATTTTTGTCAAAGATACAAATAATTTACCAATATAAAAATATACTTCCATCAACTCTTTCTAACCTGTATTTTTTACTCAATAACTTAGAGAAAGTTGTTTCGTAACTAGCTCTTGGACGGAAAACTCTGATTTTTTGAGTTATCTTCTCGTATTTTTCGTAAAAGTAAGGGCTAATCTCTTCAATGATAACCTTTTGAATTAGCTCTCCATCTTGAACAACATTTTGGTGAGCAATCATAATATCGCCATCTTCTCCAGCAATTAAAATCCCAATGTGGCAATCGATAGTATCTCCATTCTCAACAACATCATCAAACAACACAATATCACCTTCTTTCAACACATCAAAATTAACTACAGCGTCAACACCTAAAACATCAGAATCCCCAACTCCTCTTGTTATAAAAAAGATTTCTTCTCCGTAAACAACTCCTTTGTCATTAATTTCCGACCAAACTGATCCTTGTAACCAGGCAGTGTCCAATTGAGATAATGCAGAGTCTACTAAATCTAAACATAAACCTTTACCTACCTGCTGACCAACGTGGTCCTTTGCGTACTGAGCAACGATTTGATTCGGAGTTTGTGAGTAACCAAAGTATCCTAAGATTACTAAAACTGTTGTGATGATTGTTTTCATAGTTCGATTGTTTTGATTGGTTTTACGCAATATGTTTCCAAAGGTTACACTTTTTTCTGAAAATAATCGAAATATTTTTCTTGGTACTCGATAAGCGTCTCTTCATCCAGTAATTCCTCAAGTTTCAAATCTTTTCTCATTACTATTTTTTTATTGTAAACCAAGCGTTTGAAGTGGTCTATTTCTAACTCTATTGGTTTTTCTGGACCAATCGGAAGCAAAGTTACGATATTTTCGCTTTTATCGCAGAAAATAGCTTCGTAGCAAGTTTTTGTTTTTACCGATTGAAACAAATTATTCCGTATCTGGTAGTTGCTAACCTTGTCGCGCTGGTAATTTTGCTCCTCCAGTATTGCGTCAGCGTCAGCCCTAGCCGAGTCCGACACAACGTAACTACCAGAGGTTGTTGAAACTACTGCTTGTTCAGATGATTCGATATATTCATCGAAGTGAATAGGAGCGAACAGCGTTGATGGACGTAAGAACTTACGCATTTTTTCATCGTTAATCCACTCCGTACACTTTGAATCTATAACTTTTTTGAACTCAGATACTGTTCTCCCTTCTTTTAACCTTGCCAAGACAAATTTGTTATGGCTAGATGTATGTTTGAAACTAGTACCAACTTTCTCAGTTAAATATTTATAAATTTCAACCAGCTCAGTTTCAAATTTAATTGGAAGTTTCAAACTCTCTTTTTTATCCTCAAGGTGGGTGGTCGATAAATCCGTAGGATTTTCGACAATAGATTTGTTATTATCTTTATTATTATTATTTATTTTTATTATCATGGTCGAATTTAGCCCAACTAGTTGGTCACTTTTCGTCCAACTAGTTGGACGTTTTTCGTCCAACTGACGCGAGAGTAGGAATGTAGCGACTTTTTCATCGATAATTTTGAAATTTCGTCTCATTGGAGTACCCATTAACTTAGTTTCAATGAACCCTAAATTAACTAAAAGATCAATAGCTTTTGCTTGGCTTGTCTTACCTAAAGTCGTATCTCTTTTTACGTCTTCGACTGTGCAGAAAAAATACGATTCCTCGTTTTCTATCATTTTATTTATTATGTAATACTCTCTTTTTGAAAGAATATCAGATAAAAAAATTGCAGCATCTATACTTGACGCTCTTGCGATAGATTTGTTCACATTCCAATGAGAATCTCTACCTAAAATTGAGTTTATATTCATAGTAGTTAAAAGAAAGGTCCCCATCAAAAGTTCGTTTGGTTGCAAACCGTAGTGAGCAGAACACTACACGAACCCCGACAGGGATAATTTTTTATTTCTGCTTATTTCAGAAGTCGCTTGCGAGTTCGACACTGCAAATATACAAAAAATACAATTATGATCTAAATTAAAGTTAAAAAGTATATATCAGTAGGCTCCTGCTTCCATTAGCCGACTATTCAGAAGTCTTTCGACCTCCCACCTACCGACACTAAACAATCTAAACAGTTAGTATAACGAGTAAAAAAGGAGAAAGTTACAAAACGCCTCTTATTTAGAATGATTATAAATAACGAATTAATTTGTTTCCTAAGATTCTTTTTCTATACATTTGCCAAAAATAAAATTGTTATGAAAAATTTTACAGATAACGTAACCTTTGAGCAATTAGAATCGTTAAACATGAAGAGAGGCGATGAAATTGGAGTTCCAATAGATACCGCTGACCAAGACTCTTTGTTAATTTGGAAGAAAAGTTTTGACTTAACCGAAGAGGATTATGAAATTATAGATGAATATTTTTTATTATTAACTAAAAACAATTAAATTATGAAACAAATTCCATTAGCAGGTAATAACTCGAATTATTACCACACGAAAAAAGACTTTGGATTAACCAGAGTTCAAAAAGAGTCAAACGGAAGATTGCTTACGCATCCTGACGGAGAGCCTTTAATGCAATTGATGGGTAAATCAATTGTAACTGGTGCTTACTTAGGAGAAATTAACGAAGGCGATCAGTTAGTATTTAATCCACGCGAAACACACGTTGTAACTAAGGTGTTAGAAAGAAGAAATCATAAAGGCATCTGGGAAGGCGGAAAAGATGACAAGAATCGTTATTTCAAAGTTGAAACTGAATTTAATTACGAGATCAAAAGATAAATTATTAACCAATTAAAAATTAAATTATGAACAAACCTTATGTAAAGTCGCACAACGAAGACGGTAGCCTTGTCGACCAATTTGAAACCGTTACTGATGAGAAAACAGGTAAAACAACAAAAATCTATAAGTCAGAATCTGACAATAGAAAAGCAAGACGCGAAGTATTCTCTAAGGATCCATTCAAAGGAAATGACAAACGAATCGGTCTTGTTATTGGACCTAAGTTTAAATACAGAAAGCGTATTCAAACTATAGTCACAAAAACTGGAGCTATAAAAACAATTAAGCATTTAGACTTAAAAGGAGTAAATTATTAACCAAAAAATCAATTAAACAATGGGATTATCAACAACAGGTGGGAATGACTCACAAAAGAACTACTTAAACATTTTAGGTGGAAAGATTACACAACGTGTAAAAGAAGGAACAGAAGGTGCTGTTTCTCGTATTAACAAACAAAACAAAGAAGTTTGGGAGCTACACTTCGACACGTTAAGTGGACGAATCGTGGATTTTAACTTAGAGGAATCTGATTACGGAAAAGTTTGGGTTGTTACTATTCAAAGTGGTATCGATTACTACTACTTACATTTACAACAATCAGGTCGTATCACAAACGGATTAATGCACCGATTGCCTAACATCGATTTGTCGAAAGAAATCGTTATTAAAACTTTCCGCATCTTCAATGAAGACAAACAACGCGACCAAGATTATTTGGTAGTTTACCAAGGCGGAACCGCTAAGTCGAATAAAATCGAAGGGCATTATACTAAAAAAGGTCCTGATGGTAAAGTTCAGAATATAAACGGACTTCCTGAAATGGTTCAAATAAAGGTTAAAGGGAATCTTGTTTGGGATGACTCGGCTCAAATCGAATTTATCACTAACATGGTTCTAAACGAAGTGAAACCTAAGTTGAATGGTGACGCTCCTAAAGCGGAGTATAAAGAGCCTTCGATTAAAGATGTTGCTGCTGCTAAAAACGCTGCTAAGGCGCAAGTTGCTGATCCAGAATTGGATGACTTACCCTTCTGATAACTAGTTAATAATCAAGTAGTTAGAAATAGCTACTTGATTTAACACTTTAAATAAAACAAAATGAAAATTCAAAAAGTAAAAATAAAAAAATTCAAAGTCCTCAAAGACTTTACTGCCGACATTGACGGACAAAACATCTTGTTGGTAGCCGACAACGGACGAGGGAAGAGCTCAACTCTCCAATTTATCCAAATCGCGTTAGGAAACACCGATATTATTCCTCCAAATGCTGAAGGCGAAGGAGAAGTAATAACAACAAAAGACGGATCGGAATATAAGTTTCACGTTAAGTTTAAAGGCGGAAAGCCTCAAGTAACAGTAATAACACCTGACGGATTAAAAGACACTCGTAAAGGAGTTATTGGAAGTATTGTAGGAGCCGTAAGTTTCGACATCAACGAGTTTGTTGAACTATCAAAAACAGTTGCTGGACGTAAGAAGCAAGTTGAAATCTTTAAGTCTTTCTTGGACCAAGACACGCAACAAGAATTACAACGCCTTGAGGCAAATGTTGAGTCAAAATACAACGAAAGAACTGAAATCAACAAGCAAATTAAACAGCTTGAGGCTAAATGTAACGCAAATCCGTTGCAACATTTAATCGGTCAAAAGAAGTTTGAAACTGTTAATATTGACGATGTTTTCCAAAAGCTAAAAGAAGCGAACGATCACAACTCAAAAGTATCGGCTGGCGAAACACGCATCGCAACTCTAACGTCTCAAGAGCAAACAACGCTTACCGAAATCAATAAGCTAAAAGCTGAGTTACAAGCTAAGGAAGAATCTCTTGGAACTATCCAAGCAGCAATTCACGCTGGTAAAGATTGGTTAGAGAAAAATAAAAAGGTAGACGTTACGTCTTTCGAAGAACGCATTCAGTCGGCTCAAGAATTAAACAGCAAAGCAAAAGATGCCGAGTTACTTGAGAAGGATTTGAAACTAGTATCTGAGATGAAGACTGAAGTCGAAGATTTAACTGTTTTAATTGAGACTCAGCGACAATCTATTGCGGATGCTATAAAAGATATGGCAACAGTAGTTGAGGGCGTAGAATACGATGAAAACGGCTTAATTTGGAATGGTGTTCCAGTATCAATGGAGAGTCTTTCAACTTCCGAGATTATCGAGCTTGGAGTGAAGTTTAAAATGGCTGAGAATCCAGACTTAGGAGTCCTGTTTATCGAACACGGAGAGTCTATCGGACAAGAGCGTTTTGACTACATTAAAAACTTAGCTAAGAAACACGATTGGCAATTGTTGATTGAGCAAGTTGAGCGCGGAAAAGACAAGTTAGAAATCCAAATTATCGCTGACTAGTGGCTAAAGATACTGCTGTAGGAATACTTTATCCATTGCAAATAACAATGAAGGATGGGAAGAAATGGAAGTTTAGAGTTTACATCGACTTCCCATCCTTAAAAATAGAGTTGAAACCTATCGATGGATACCACACTTCTTTCGAAATGTCGCAAGATAAAATGAGAGAGAATTTAAGGAAAGGTTCATTTGAGGTGTTGTTTAGTGAAGGAATGATATTTGATTAATTTAAAAATCCATGCATACAATAAAAAACATTTACCGAGTAAATTTTATGAGAGATCAATTCTCTTATATTGGAACTCTGCGTAACCAATACAAATTCGATATTAACGATAAAGTATTTTTCACCGTAAATAATCACGATATTTATTACGGAAGGATAGTTGGTGTAGAATTACCTCCTGATGAAAATCCTGAGTATAGATATAAAATAGCGTTGCCAGAAGAGCTTATCAGAGAACGAATGGATAATAAAAAGTTTTACGCTGGAGAGGATATTGATAAAGTTGTATTAACTTGCAAATCTATTTTTACTACTACTCAACAAGCTAAAGAAGCAGCTATTAAAAATCTTGATAATACATACGAGTTACAAAAAGACGAAATAGAAAGATATTTCAGTAAATTTGAAAAATAAAACGTCAACACATCCGTTTAAAAAAAAATGAAAAAGTAAACATGAAAAAATTTGAAATTTGGACTGGATCCTATAATTTAGGACAAGGTTATCACGGAGGAGAAAGACCTGAAAAATCAGGAGAAGAAATTGCCGTAAACTTCACAATCGCTTGCATGAAATATGAATTAAGAAGCAGATTAAAGTTTATTGAAATGCTTGAAAAAAGAGGAGATAATCCAAAATCAATTATATCCGTTGGATTAAAGTTTAACTTAGACCTTGAAACTCTAAGTCAATCTTGGATTGGTAGATATTACGAAAGCGAAGAGGAGGCATTAAAATCATTTAATAGAAGTTAAAATACATGAAAACAAAATATTGGTTAATCATAATCGGAGTAATTATTCTAGCAGTATCAATCGATAAATGCTCAACAGCTAATAGATTTGATGACATGGCAATTAATATTGCTAACTACAACGGAGCCGTAGATTCATTTAGAACGCAACAAAACGCTCTAATAACTAGCAATAACTCCTTAACTTTGACAACTCAAAAGCAAATGAATGAAATCGCTGCTAAAAACGATACCGTTGCTTCAATGATTAAGAAGTTTAAACAATTACAAAACATCACTTATGTTACAAACAATTTCGTCACTTCTGGAGATTCTTCTACTTTCGATAAACCAATCCCTTGTGACTTCAAGCCATTCCCATTTACCATTGCAACTAAAGAGTTTACGCTTGAACAAACGATTTCAAATAAAGGATCTAAAATAGACAAACTATTTATTCCTAATGAAATTAAAATCGTCTACGGACAAAAGAAAACAGGATTATTTAAGTCGGAACATTCGGTTGCAATAAGTAACTCAAACGCAATGATGACTGCTTCTGATATTAAGAATTACACATTTAAACCTAAGAAGATGTGGTACGAAAGACCAGCTGTAACTAGTTTAATTGGATTTGGAGCTGGATTCTTAACTAATACGGCTATCCGTTCGTTATACTCTCGTTAATAAGTCGTATTGTTCTTATCTTAGCAATATCAGTCAACGTCACTTGGTCTATTTCAACTCCGTACTTCTTAACTGAAGCACGGATTTTTTTTGTTATCTCGTTATCTATTTCATCACCTCGGCATTGCTCCCAATTGTTTTTCATAATCAAGAACTTAATTATCCCCTGGGAAATATCAGAAATAGCATCTACGCTATCAAATAGTTCCAAACAGAATGTTTTAACATCTACTATTCGATACTTAATAACCGACTTAACAACAATATTCTCACCGTCTGCCGTAACCAATGACTGAGCTGGAAGCGTTAATGTGGTCCACATGATGTGCTGCTCAATGTATTCATCTAAGAACGGAACTTTGTAATGGAATCCAGCATCCCAAACTCGAATAAACTTTCCCTTACGAAGAACAACCGCCTTTTGGTATTCTTTTATAATCACAAAAGGGTTGATATGATCTATCAACCCTATTAAAAAGTCTATTAATTTGTCTAACATCTTGTTAAAATTTATGTGTGAAACGAGCTACTTGACCGTTTGTCGGGTGATGCAAATATGCTTCGATTGCTTTAGGCGAATGCTGATAACCTTTTTGATGATGCCAAGAGTCAGTTCCTGAAGGACTTCTTGAAGCCTCTACTGTTACTCCAATATAATCCTTTGATACCTTATGATGAACATGGTGAGTAAAAATGTATCTATGTTCAGTTGCTGACCACTCCATTTTAAACTCTTGTGCCATAAGAAGTGGCAAATCATGTGATTTAGCTCCGTCACCGTGAGTTGAACCAATTAGGTTTTTATGATACACAAACGCTTTTCTATGAGCTATTGATGTGTCGAATGTAATATTCTTGCTTGTCTTAAACCAAGTTTCAACTACTTGCGCCAAATACCATCCAGCCATGTAATCGTGGTTAGATTGGTTATGAATAACGTGTACGTCAGCTATTGTAACTAGAGTTTCAATAATATCAACGTAAAGTTTTTTAGCTAACAAAAAATTGTCGAACCATTGTCCATCTGTATCTTGTGGAGTACCACTAGTAGTTGTTCTTCTTGTATTGTCGGTATGAAGAATATCATTCCCAATAATAAGAACGATTTTATCGATATTGAAACCTGCGCTATGCTGAAGAATTTTACTTACTCCTTCTTTAACACGTTTTACGGCTATCGAATTATCGTAAGCATCTCCAGTTTCGTATTCTGAAGCTAATTTACCGATGTGTATGTCAGCTGGATCAATAACTAGACAGTGGCAATCTTTCGACTTAACGCGCTTAATAACAGGATATTTTGGAGTATATTTCCCCATATCCTTAATTAAATGCGACTTTAAATCATCAAGCGACTTTTGACCTTTCTTTGCGAAAATTGAGAATAACTTTGACTTGTACCAGTAATGCTTTACTTCTCTTGAGTCTATACCAGCATTTACACACTCAGCCTCTAATAAACCTTTTTGCTCTCGATACTTAATAATTAACTGTTCTTCGTCTGGATCTAATCTATACCTTGGTTCACGATTTATTTCAGTAGAATTTTTAAGTTTTTTCATCTTGTTTTATTATAGTTTATTTAGAGTTTAACGGAAAGAAAATCAAAAAGTTACACTAAAACTAATCTTCAGTGCAAAAATTTGTAAGGAATTTTCCGACAAGACCTACGATTCCAATAATCATTAGAGCCGTACTTTCTCCAGTAAACATTTGCTGAGTCTGAGCATACATTGAAACTGCCAATAGAGCATCACCTAGCTGCTTCATTTTTTTTGGCGTGGGCTGCCAATAGCCATTTGTTTTGAATTTCATAGTATACCCTGATTTTATTTTTAATATCTAAGGTTTAAACCTTAATTTCTTCTACCACCTTCTTTAAATCAACAACCTGAATACATTTCTTCCCATGTTCTTTCAGATCGATGTGTAGCCATGTAGTTGCAAGAGATTTATCCTCAATACGTCTTACTCCAAGAGCGTATAATTCACGAACATTCTTCTTTACAAATTCATACCACTCATTTCCAGAGTATCCAACAGCTTTTAAATCAATAGCCTTCCCTAGTTTATGTTGAGATAATTTAGCTCCAGTAGTTGAATTTTTGTTTCTTAATCCACTTTCTTTAAACTGTCCTCCCATGTGCCAGCTGTTTATTGTAACTCCTTTATCAATCTTGATCCGAACATACTCAGCAATATCAATCAACTTCCCATCGATTAATTTATCCGAGTTAATACCGTATTCCGCCCAAGTTTCAGGATCAATAAATTCTCTTAAATCAAAATGTTCCGATACCTTCATTTTCTAAAATTTTGTATTTTATCAATCAACGCCTTCCAAATGTCAAGTCCAGTTATTGAACTAATGTTTTCGATGTTACTTTTAAACTCAATTAAAGCGATGTAACCACTTGTAATACTTGCAATAGGAATAGACGGGAAGAAAACTGTTTCCATCATCCTTGATAAGATTATAGCTGTAAAATAGAAAATAATCTTACTTACAGAACGAGCCATCTTCTTTGAATCAACCTTTTCACCTCTTTTTGCAGCTGCAAAAACACCCGTAAAAAGATCCGTAAAAACTAACACTCCTGTCGCTATAAGTATTGCTACTATTGGAGAGAAGAAGAATATAAGATACGCAATAAGTATTGCGAAATACTTCGTCTTTAGCGAGTCGTTAAAAAATGCGTGTATCTGAGCTATCATATATTATTATCAATGCTTTTTGAACAATGGTTTTTATCTAAACTATCTAAAATCAAAATAATTAATCTACCGAATCTTGTAAGGCAGTTTTCTTTTTGGCACTTCCCTAATCGACTTGAAATAGTTTCTTTCCCATTTCCAAATCCATCACCAAGTAAATCATTAAATAAATATCCTCCAAGAGTGTTTCCTAATCTGTCAATTGATATTGCAATCTTTTTAAACCACAATAATAACTCCCATTTAGTAATTGACCGTACTATTCCATACGCAACCAATAAAGGTGTTAAAACAACCTTCATTGCCCAAGCAACTACCAATAGAATAAAGTTTATCATACCGTTATAGTAAATCCGTTATTACTTAATATATTATTTAACTCAGCTTTTTCTTCTGTTGTAAACTCAACTCCCATCCAAGTGAACGCTTGTAAAAAAGCATTCTGACTTGCATAGTTATTCTCTCCATCAGTTAATACTTTCAATAGTGTACTGTACGCATTTGGATTAGCAAACATCATTGCCTTTTGAAATAATGGCGAATAAAATAAGTCTTGACTTAATCCTTTCCAGTTTAATTCTTGACTTGGTTCGTGTTGTATTGTTGGCATGATTAGTTTGTGTTAAATATTCTTGCATTGTGATACACGCTTGTTGGTGCAGTTGTAAATGCTCCAGTAACTATCTTTACACTCCAAAAATCAGTAGTGTTTGGAATTGATATAGATGGTGTAAATGTAAATGCGGTTGTAGTGTTACTTCCTTGATCATAGGTAATTGTACCTAAATTAGTTTCAGTTCCAGCGGTTATGTTTCGCAAGTACACATCGCAAGAATGATTTGAACCAACTGTTCCAGTAAGAGTTATTTGAATTATAACCTTGTTTATTGTTCCAGTATTTCCAAAAGTAAAAACCCTTCCAACTGTACTTGTTGAAGTCGCTAATGTTGGGTTTATTCCAAAGTAATAAGTTTGCGATGCAGATAAATTCGCTATTGCACCTGAACATTGCATTTGATTTGTTTTTAAAGCCAACGCATCATATACAGCATCAGAACTTGGAGCATGAGTTGTATCACCATTAGTTATTGTTTGAACTATTGGATTTACTGGTTCAGCTGTAATAACATTATCGTTATCTAAGTTTTGATATTGGTCTCCAGGAATAGTTACAATATACAATAACGCTACTGGAGTAGCAGAAGGAGTCCCAGAGAGAGTATAATTACCACTTGTATCAAAACTACTAACAGTAACATACGCCCCACCTGCTGTAACTGGTGAGAATCCACTTGGCTTCCCGTTAACGATTGTTTCAACAAGCGCATCAACACCTGACATAAAACTATCAAGGATAATCGTTGAACCCGTTGGCTTAGTGATTGCGCCTGAATCTGAAGAGATTGACGACCAATATGTAATCTTGTACTCATTGTCTTCGAGGTATTCTAAACGAGCAAGCTCGGAAGGAGTCATTCCACCACTTCCACCTGATTGACCTAATCCTGTTCCTGCTGGCATATTGTTAAATTAATTTTTGTCTTCAACTACAACAGTAGGTAAAGCTTTTGATTTTACTAAATCAAATGATTTTTCAAGAATAATATGATCGTGCTTTGTGCCAACATATTTATCCAATGCAATTGCTATATTTTCTAACGCTTTTTCTACTGTTAATTCTTCCATAATTATACTAATACTACTGTTCCTATTTTAACTGTCCCTGCTGCGTACTTAACTTTTACTGTTAATGTATTACCAGCCTCATTAATATAAAAACACAATTTTGAATTTGACATAGACCCATCTGCTATTGCTGCATTATTTGCTTGAAAAATAGCATATCCATCATTATTTATCTTAATTCCATAATTACCGCTAGTATCATTTCTTCCACTTAATAGTAATCCATTCCCTCCATTATTAACATATATATTTGACGTAGATGATGAATCTAATCTCAAATCTTTATTCATAGACCATGCCGACCCTGCGGTATTCAACTCAGACAATCCTCCAGTAGCTCCAAGAACAACAGATATACTATTAAATCCAGCAGATGTAGTACTTAATAATAATACCTTTCCAGAACCGCTATTATTTAAAAATATACTAGAATTAACACCATTCCCTAAAGACATTTCTCCGCTTACAGAAAAGAATTTCTCTGGCAAAGCAGTTCCAACGCCTACTCTAGTTCCATTATCAAATATTTGACTATTACCAATCGTAACTCCATCAGGAGTCCATTTAGATAAATAGTTTACTGTACCACTACCTCCAACAAATCCTCCTATCATAGAGGATAAAGATTGATTAAATCCAGTTCCTGCTCCCATATTATTTCATAAATTGAGCCATAGCTGTAGTTCCTGTTGCATCCAAGATAATCGGATCAACAAAATCTTTACTACGGTTAGTGTCTCGTGAATCTTTAGAGAAAGTCATACTTGCTCCTTTAGGGAATAGTTCACCATCAACATACGCATCAGTAGCTGCTCCAGATAACACTTGAACGCTGATTGAAACTACATTGCAATTAGTTTTCTTAATTATTTCAAACGCGCCTAATACCAAATCAGTAGAAAATGCTTCAGTTAAATAAGCTACAGTGTCAGAAACTACCGAGTCAACTTGACGAATCTCGTCATTAGCTAAATCAACTAACCAAGAACCAGCCTGAAGCTCAGTTCTAAAAGCAGTTGCAACTCCATCAATACGAATACCGTTTGTTGAAGCTGTACCAGTTGCCGTCTCATTTAGAGGTAGCGTAACCTTATCGTTACTAATGTATTTATAATTAGAATTTTTGTTGTTAGCCATTTTCTTTAAATTTTATACAAATATAGTGATTTTACAGCAATCCTTTCTTCTCAGGAGCATTTTGTTTCATCGTTTCATTAAGAACTTTTCCGTCCTCTTTTATGTAGGCTACATCCTTAATCCCAACATTCTTTTCTTTGATTTGGTCAAGTGCTTGAACTCCTTCTTGAGCTAAGTACTGAGATTTTAACTGGTATTCTAAAGTTAATGTTTGACGCTTTTGTTCCTCAATAGCCGTAGCAGCTTCTAGGTTAGCTTGTGCTGCTTCTTTAGCAGCTTGTGACTGAACCTGAGCATTTTGCTCTTGTAAAGCAGCCGATTCTTGCATCTTATTCTTGCGATTCTTCTCCTCTAAATGAGTTAAAAGCGTAGCAGCTAACTTAACATCTTGTTTCAACACTTGGCGAACGCGGAAAATATCGCTAGTTGTTAAAGTTCCTCCTTGTTGACCGATAGCTAATTGGTTCTCGATAAACATTTTCTCTTCGTCATCTGGCAACAACTCAATTTTAATAGCAAATTGATTAAACGCCAATGATCGACCAAGCTTAATTACCTCAGCTCCTTGTTCTCCAATAGCATTAGAGAAAGCTTCAAAATTATACTCAATAGAGTCTTGTATCATTAAGGCTAATTGTTTAGCCGTCTTTTCGATCAATCGGATGTGGTAAAAATAGATTGGTCTCAACGCGTTATTAGATGCTTGGACCGCCATCTTCTGAGTTCCTACCAAGGCTTCAGAGTTTGGTGAACTAGCGTCAACAGCTGTATTGTAACCTATTACTTGGTTCATTAACTCAATGTAATGGTTGTGGGTAGCCAATAAAGCATTGAAAGAGGTTCCAATACCATTATCTAATGGAGTGATTACCGCATTATTAATAACATTTCCTTCTTCGTCAATAGAAGAATAAACGTAATTACCTGTTTGTTCGTAAATCTTGGTAATGTCGGTAGGCTTCATTTTGCCATCTCCCATACCTTTAATTACGTTATACATACCTCGGATGTCGATAGCGACTCCAGGCGGTTTCAATTTAATTAAATGTTGTTGAAACTTTAAGTGGGCTAAGTTTAGTTGGTCCTCCAATGGGATCATTCGCTCAACAATCGACTTATTTTCCATGTCGTAAATGTCTGGCGCGATAATTGCTATTGGTAACTCTACCTTTGGATTGTAACTTCCGCTAACTTTTTCTCTCGGCACGTTCTTAGATTGACCGTAATCCCAAAGATATTCGGTGTCGGGTATCCACTTACCTTCAAATCGGTATTGGATAGACTTTCTAATAACTTCAGACTTCTCAGCCTTTTTCTTAGTTTTAACCTCAATAAAATAAGCCTTAGCTGATTCTTTTGTAGGATAAGTATCTTTCGAAACGCGTAAATCTTCTCCCTTAACTATCCATTCATTACCAATATCAGTTACAACAAATGAGTTTGGATCGATTTCAATCTTATAATCAGGAGCCTTCTCTTCGAAGAAAAACCCTCCTTTTGACTTAGATTTCTTCAATCGAACCTCTTCACAAGGCGATAAGAAGAAAAACTCCATCACTGGAATGTTGAAATTGTAATACGGCATTGTACCGCCAGCATTATTTTGATAGTATCCTTCATAGGAAACTCCGTAGGTCCATGCTGGATTTCCGTTTCTTCCTTCTTGAGACTTAGCGATGTCGAATAACTCTTGGTTTGTAAAGCCAGTATTCATTTCAGCAATCTCACCAATAGTGTATTTTTTAACTATTGCTTGGTAAGGTATATTTCTGAAGTCATCGTACTTAGAATAAGGAGTAATTATGTCAATCGGATCAGCATAATCTACTCTCAAGTTGAAATTCTCGTCATAATAACGATAAATTGCAGCTCTCTTAATAGTCAATAAATCTTTTAGAATAGCGCGTCTAGTGTCATCGAATAGGTTATTCATAAACACAAATTGCAATGCTTGCTCCATTGCCATACTCGCGTCATTCTTATAATTAAGTTTCAAATGAAGTTCAGCCTCCTCGTTTGTTTGAGGCAATTGCTCACCCTTTGGAACTAATGGCACTCCTGTAAACTGCTCAATTTCAGCAGATATTGGAGCCAAAAACATCTTAGCGTATAATTTTCGTCTGTGTTCGTCAAATTTAACCTTTGACTCAGTGTCTAATGGATTGCATTGAATCTTGTAGTTCTGATTCATCATCTTACCAACAATATTGTCGATAATTGTTGCAATCCTGTTGATCGGATTAAAGTCAAGATTTAGATACGAGGTATCTCCGTTTAAGTCTAATAAGTCCTTATACTTTTGGATTGAAGGCATCCCTTCAGCGTATTTTCGGCTAACAATGTCACGCGCTCTCTTTTGATCGTATAAATTTATTGCTTGCTTATAGTTACCCCAAATTGATTGTGCGTATTGTAATCCGTAAGCCTTCTTTGACTTATCTTCCTTGCTTTGAAATGGAGATGGAAATGCTGTATAGTTATTACCAGTCATTATTGTATCTAATTTAGCAACAAAGATAATAAATTTATTTAGAATCATTCTAAATTAAGGTTCTTTTTGGTATATTATGGTGATTTTAAATATTTTTGCCTATTATTGAAACCTTATTAGATTTTTGCCGTTAAACTGTGAAGAATGGTTAAGCAAGGAATTATAAGAGAGATTGCAGTTGAGTGCGTTGTGAATGGTCAATATGCTATCATAACGGTGTACCACTACGGAACTGAGGCTGAGTTTATCATGTTTAAAGAGGAATTAGAATTAGTTAAATTAGATAAAACGAACATTAAAAACCTAAATTAAGATGAATATTAATTATTTTGCAGTCCCAGGACTGCCGACTGAGCGTTACACGCCAGAGATGTTAAAAATCGACATCGCTAATTATTACAACATTCCTCCATCGCAAATGCACAGCAAGTGCCGTAAAAAGGAATTTGTTGAGGCTAGGCAAGTAGCTTTCTATTGGCTAAATATCCACTTTGGATTATCATTAGCTGAAGCAGGAGCTTTTCTTGGAGGACGCGATCATTCTACTGGAACTCACTCAATTAGAATTATTGATGAACAATACATTATTGATAGAGAGTTAAGGAAAAGGTTTGACGATTTAAGGTCTATTGTAAAGCCAAAGATTAGAAGGTTGAAACCTTACAATGGAAGAGTTGAAGCATTGTTAAAAAACTTAGAATACTCAGAAGATCATATAAAACTGAATTAAAAACCACACACCATGCAAGAAGAAAATAAATTTTCAGAAACAGAACAGGAAGCAATGAAAAAAGTTGAGCGTGACATTCTTGAGAAAGAAGCGTTAGCCGTTGCTATGAAAACAAAAGTTATAGTTGTTATTGATGAAGTGCAACTTAGTGTACTAGCTTTTAAAGAAGTAGCTTCTCGATTTGCTGTTCATTGTAACCATCCTTTTGAGCGATACAAGAAAAGAAACTATTACTACTTTGACTTCGTCTCTCCTTTCGGTAAGGAGGTTACAATCAGAGTGAAGCATTACGAAAGATACAGAAGAGATTTTATTTTAAAAGCGTTGTAATTATGAGAGAGTTAAAATTTAGGGTTTGGAGTGATGAGTCAGAAATGCATTATCCCGAAAAAAACTTAGAGTTATGCTTCAGTGTTGTTGGGGCAGAAGTGATGAATGCTTGGTCTCAAGGCGGAGAGCATTTGTATGAGGTCCATATAAAGCAAATTATGCAGTATACTGGAATGAAAGATAAAAATGGTGAAGAGATTTATGAAGGTGATATTCTTCGTGGTATTACGGATAATGAGTTTTCTATAGAAAAATCTAAGAAGTATGAAGTTATATGGGGAGTTGATCATTGGCATATAAAAGGAACTAGTTTTTTCTTACAAGAACTTTTTAACTACTGTAATAATAATGTATTTATTATCGGAAACATCTACGAGAACTCAACCCTTTTAACTGAAGAATAACTATGGAAAACGAAGACCAAAAACTAAACATTTATTTATTACTACTATGTATTATATCTTTATGGTACAGTCAAATTTTAACTGCCATAGAAGTTGACAAAACTAAAGAGATTATTCACAAGATTAGTGAAATAGATAAGCTACAAAATGATTTAATACTAAATAGGTAATTATGGAAAAAGGAAACGGACTTAGATTTAACAATGGGAAAACAAGACATGATCTTGTCCCTGCATTTGCACAAGAACAATATGCTAGAGTATTAACAGCTGGAGCAAACAAATACGCTGATCGTAATTGGGAAAAGGGCATGAAGTGGAGCATTGTTATGGCTTCAATGAAAAGACATATCTTAGCTTTCGAAAGAGGGGAAGATTTCGATCCAGAAACAGGACAACTACACACTGCTCACGTTATGTGTAACGCAGCTTTTTTAACTGAGTACTACAACATCTTCCCTCAAGGAGATGATAGACCTCATCAATACCTAACGCCTCCAAAAATAGGACTAGACATCGATGAAGTATTAGCTGATTGGGTTGGTCATTGGACTAAATACCACGGACAAGAAGTTCCTGAGACTTGGAACTTTGACAGAAATATAGGAGAGAAGTTCGAAAAACTAAAGGATGACAAAGAGTTTTGGTTATCAATACCAGTTAAAACAAATCCAAAAGACATTCATTTTGAACCTCACTGTTACATAACATCACGAATAATTCCTGTTGAATGGACGATGGAGTGGTTAGACAAAAACGGATTCCCTACAATGCCTGTTTACTCTATCGGTCATGGAGAAAGCAAAGTAGAAGTTGCAAAAAAAAGTGGAATAGATATATTTGTTGACGATAGATTTGATAACTTCGTGGACTTAAATAACGCTGGAATTTGTTGCTACTTATTCTCAGCTCCTCACAACGAAAGATACAATGTTGGTCACAAACGAATTAATTCACTAAATGATTTATGCAGATAAATAAAATAGAAGGATTGCAACTTATTCCTATAAACGATAAGAAGATTCCTTTAGTAAAGAATTGGCAAAACAGTACCGAAGCCCACAACTTCGACAACGCTTATGGTGTTGGATTGGTTTGTGGTGCAATATCAGGTAACGTAGAAGGGTTGGACTTTGACCTTAAATACGACCTTACTGGTGACTTGTTTGACCGATACAAAAGAGCCGTAAAGAAAATCAATCCAGACATACTTCCTAAACTTGTAGTTCAAAAGACTACTTCAGGAGGGTTCCATTGCCTTTACAAATGCTCGGTGATTGAAGGGAATAAGAAATTAGCCCAACGATACGCTACCGAAGAAGAGCAATTGCTTGGAGACAAGATTAAGGTATTGATTGAAACTAGAGGAGAAGGCGGATACTTGGCTATCTATCCAACTCCAGGATACGAATTAATCTACGGATCATTCGACAACATCCAAGAAATAACTCCAGAAGAACGCGAAGTGTTAATTAGCACGGCAATAGAGTTTAACGAAGTAATAAAGGAGTTTAAACCAATAGTTAAGCCAACTAAGGTAGGTAAAGGAACGTCACCGTTCGAAGACTACGATGACCGAGGGGATGTTATTTCGTTACTACAAAGTCACGGATGGAAAGTAATCGAACAAACAAGTTCAAAAACAATCTTCCTCCGTCCTGGACAAACAACGGCATCTCACTCAGGAAACTTTAACCACGATAACCGTTGGTTCTCCGTATTCAGCACCTCAACAATTTTTAACGCTCAGGAAGGATACCGTCCTTACGCAGTGTACGCAATGTTAGAATGTAACGGAGACTTCAGCGAAGCATCTAAAAAGCTTTACGATGAAGGTTACGGTGAACGCAGAGAGTTACAACGTGAAGAGAAGGTTCCTTCCAAGATTGATACTTTAGGAGAGAACAAATTTGTAGTGAAGCGTTCTGAATACCAACACTACATTAAGCAGGTTATTGACGGAACATTACAACTTGGGACCACATACGGATTCCCGTCACTTGACAAAAACCTAGTATTCAACGAAGGGTATTTGAACATTTGGAATGGATACGATAATATCGGTAAAACAACAGTGCTTTGGTATTTTAAGGTCCTACAGTCACTATTACAAGGTCGCAAGCATATTATCTACTCAGCAGAAAATAACTCGTTTGGAGGAACCCAGCGCAAGTTAATGGAGTTTTACCTTTGTAAGAAGTTAAATGATATGAAGGAAGACGAATTAGCAGCTGCATATCAGTTTGTTGATGATCACTTCTCAATCATTAAAAACAACGACATCTACAATTACAAAGACGTTTTGAATATTATTGAGCTTTGTAATAGCGAAAGACACCACGATACGGCATTAATCGATCCGTACAACTCATTAAAAATCGACTTATCCAGCAAAAGCAAACTGTCAACACATGACTATCACTACGAAGCTATGTCGGAGATGCAAGTTTTTGCGATGAAACATAAGACAACAATCGACCTAAATGCTCATGCTGTTACTTCAGCTTTAAGAAATAATGGTGACAAGGCTCCATCAAAAGGAGATACTGAGCAAGGAACGAAGATGTCGGCTAAGGCGATGGACTTTATAACTCTCCATCGTGTTACAAACCATCCTACAGATTGGATGTGGACCGAGATTTACGCTCGCAAGATTAAGGACACCGACTTAGGAGGTCAAGTAACTCCTTCCGACAAACCATTTAAAATGAAGATGGTTAACAAGGTAGGATTTGAGGATGAGTTTGGATACAATCCAGTTCTAGCTTTCCACAACAAAGAAAGTTACAATCCTCCAGTAGCAATACAAGAGAACTTATCGTTCTTGGATGAGAAGCCAATCAGAAAATTAGTAATTAAAGATGAAGAAGAAGAGGAGGATCCGTGGTAGTAACAGTTAATATCGGTTCAGAAGACAACCAAATTTTATTAGAGGTGCATGGCGATTATGAAAAGCCTACATCTGGAGATTATGAAACTCCTCCAACGCACGGAATATTTACAATCGAAGATGTGCTTTATGATGATGTGAGTATTTTTAACTTGCTCAAGTGCATTGAGTTTGATTGGGAGGATTTGGAAGAAAAGGTAATTGATAGATTATAAAAAAAGAACCAACTTAATCGTTGGTTCTTTCGTATTCAGGCTTAATATTCATATCATCGAAGTATTGGTGCATCCTAATCACTTTCTGATAGACATTAATTCGGTTCTCTTGAGACTTAAAATGGCTATTCACAGCTTCAAAATATTCCTTTTGCTCGGCTTCAAACATCTTTTCGTACCGACTCATTCCAATAACATTGGCAAGAAGGATAGTTGAAACTAGAGTAAAGACTATAGCCCATCTAAAGTGTATTTTACTTTTTTTCTCTTCAGTATAAGCATCAATAGCGTGTTCTATCGATTCGTGATCTCCGTTAAATAAATTCATCGAGATCTCGTGGAGGCGTTTTTGTTTATCCATTGTTTTTAAACATTTCTATTAGTTCGGTGAAAGTGTAGTGTTTTTCATAATGAATTGATTTATGGTCAGCAAAATGTTTATGATACCATTTTTTCTCAGCAAAACTGTATACAAAGAAATAATTGGTAAATATGTTTAATGCTTCCATTTCCTCCTTATGCTTTTCCTCTCTAAACTCAATTTCTTTTGCTGTGTTGCGAATAACTCCGCTTGAGAAATATGTTTGTGCTGGCTCTCTTTTATCAGATAGCATCCATTCGTATAGCTTTTGAGATTCGCTTTCTTGAGCCTTTAAACGGATAGTGGCGTATTCATTAGCTATATCTTCATATCCAACAATTTGCATAGAATGATTACAAACATAATCCTTTCCGCAATTTATCAATGTATAATTTTTCTTAATAAACTCTTCTGCTGTTTTTATTTCTTTACTCATCTTAGTTGGGTTGGTTAGTTAAAATTAATTCCTCGTTTGTTAATGCAAAGTATAGGTTTTGGAGTTGGTGGACATATTTTATTTCTGTTTTATATTCGGTTTCCCATCCTTTCATTTGACCTGTTGTTGTAATATAAAAAGGATAATCATTTGCCTCATTAAGACCGCCATCGTTATAAAGACTAAATCTAAAACTATCTTCTTCAAACTCTTTAGCGTACTCCATAAAATCAACTTCTGCGTCCATTGTAATAAACCCAAACTTTAACAACCATTCTTCGGTTAATGGGATAGGCTTAATCCAAGTTCTATCTGCCTCCCATAATTCCACAATATCATTTGGACTTATCTTTTTTATTTCGCCATTATCGTTATAATAGTTTCCTAATCGAATTTCATTTGCTTTCATGTTTACTTTGTTAGGGGGTTAATTAAATGTTCTATCAAATGTGCTTCTATATTCGGGAGTAAATTCAAAAGTTTCACTGATTCTACTAAAATTAGCAGTTACACTTTTTTTCTTTTTAGGTATATAAAAATCCTTTACCCAATTAAAGCAAGCATTACCACTTATAAATTCAAGGTCTGTAATTTTTATCCAAAAAAATAAGTATTTCTTTTTAGCAGTCCAAAAACCTTTTGTTTCTCTTTCAATTCTTATTTTCATCTTATTTCTGTTTTTGTATTAGTGAGTGAAAAAATTACCAAAATTCCTTAATTGGTTTATAGTTATTGTCAGGACAGCAAGCTAAAAAGCCTTCGCCTAACTTATCAGTACTTAAACTTCCGCACCCGCTACACATTTTTAAATTATCAATTACCTCCTTACTCTTTATCTCTGATATTATGCTCTGCTCGGTTGCGCCTGCTATGTAGTTATCAATAGCATCTTCAAAATAAACAAAATTATCTCCATGTTTCTTAGCCCTTTCCTCAATGCTCTCATCTATTGATATGGTGGTGGTTAAGTCTTTCAGTAAAGCTATTAAATCAACTGAAGTAACGTATGTTCTACGCTCAATCCAGCCTATAACTTTTTCGTTGAAATCCTTTTCATCTATTATTATCTTGTTTCCCATTGCTTAGTGTTTTAGTGGTTACAAATGTAGTTATTAACTAATAATACGCATAAAAAAAGAATAGGTTACAATAACACTATTCTTTTTAAAAAGAAAACTGCATCTTCCTGAGTCATTAGCCTGGGGGACGGTGCAGTATTCAAAATACTCTTCGCTGGTTTCAACTCCATGAGTACTTCTATTCTTTTTTAACCTCTTGTGGATTCTAACCACTTACAATCTGTTAGGATTTACTAACTAGATTAGCCATTACAGTCGGCATCTTCAAGGTTATGCTACAACAACGGTTTAGCTTCCATAATCAAATCCTTAAAATCTTCAAGGAACTTGTTGCGGATCTCGAATGATTTGAAGGCTAAGAATGTTTGAACTCTAGGAGAGTCATAATAAGTTATTTGGTCTTCTTTAAAATAAATACCGAATTTATACGATTCATCCGTCCAATCTGGCTCCCATCCTTCATTATACAAGTACATCCATTGAGATAGCTGAGATAAAGCTAAGGATGCGCGAGCTTGGGCTTCGGTGCGGAAAACATTCTTATTCTCTTTATCCGCCTTTAGAGTTGTTGCTGTTAAATATACTCCACTATTTACAGTTGTATAAAATCCGCTAAAACGAGTTGGAAAATCCTCCCATGAAATCTTATTTTTAACTACTTTAATCTCAATATCTAGGTTACTAGACTTTACTACTTCTCCTTTTACGAGTTTTTGCAACTCTTCGGGGGTGATGCTTATTTGCATAATATTTTAGTTTTTAACTACTCTTACGAGTAAAGGTTACAATTCATAATTATCAAAAATAGATTCGATCAACCAAACCAAAGTTTCAACCATCCAATCCAGGAGCATACACTCCATCAAAAGATTAACGAATCCAGTGTAAGGTTCGAAACATACCCGAATGATCCCGACTATCAGGATCACCGAGAGGATAATTGCTATAATCGTCATTAGTAAGTGCTTAGTCCTAGTTTAATTAGTTCTTTGTCGAAGAAAGCAAACAGAGTCATTTCGGCATCAGCAACTTCTTTTATTTCTCTTGGAGATAACTTTATTTTGTCGTAAGTACTAAGATTAACTGCATCTTCATTCATCCTTAACGCCATCATTTTTAACTCTGCTAAAGACTCTATCGTAATCTTTAACTCTATAGGCTCGAAGCCTGATTTCTTGTTTGTTTCGATTTTCATTGTTTTTTTGTTTTAATTTCATAAATACCAATAGCACATACTGACCATCCAAGCGAAAGTCCAAGATAACACGCTCTTCCTACATAGTCAAGAGTCGTTAAGTTAAAGTCTAGTCTAATAAACGCTAACCCTAGATAAGTTAGAATAAATGTCGAAATGATAATTCCGATTCGTGTTAGCTGTTTTTTCATTGGTGAGTTGTTAATTTGTTCTTGTAACTTTTCATATTCGAAGTCTAACCTAGCAGACTCTCTACATAAGGCATAATAACGATCAAGATTTTTATCTAGCTCTTCGTTATACTCTTTCCATTTTTCTGGTGACATTGTTTTATTTATTTGGTTAAATTCTTTACGCTGCTGGACCATCGTCCATAATAATCCGTCAGATGGAGTAAATTCTTGTTCTAATAATTCTTTTCGCCATGTATGCTGCTCATTTATTCCTAAGTAAGCCTCAACAAGATCAATTCGTCCTGCATCTGGTCTAATCCCAACAAAGCCTCTGGCATAAAGCCGCTTTTTCTCTAATTCATTCATTTTTACAATTTTTGTACCTATTCATTCTTTATAAACGATTTAAATATTTCTTCTTCCGTCCTTGTGTACCAGCCTTCATCCGTTTTATCCCTCCTATGTTTGAAACATTCTTGAGTATCTATCTGACAAGTATTAGGAAGGAAAGAAACATCCTTACCGAACTTGTTACAATACCCGTAGTGAATCCTATGGCTTGCATTCTTTTGATCGAGATTTATCTCCTTCTCATCCCAAAACTTCTTCTTCTCAAAATCACGCTGCATAAACAAGCAGTCATTACAGTTGCAATCTATTTTTTGTAACTCTATCATTTTTACATTTTTTGTCGGTAGGGCAGCACTCGAACCTGCACGATATTAAAATCATAAACACTCAGTTTGGTTTTATCCAAAAGGATCACGCGTCTACCAATTCCGCCACCTACCGATGTTTTTAAACTAATTCTTCTCCTACTAAGGAGTAATAAAGATTCTGTAACTGGTGGACGTACTTTAAATTGTAACAAAAAAATAAAGACGTGTAATCTAAACTGTCGGTTCCAGAATCATAATACTCATGACCGAAAAACCAAGTCTTGTCATTAAAATGAGTCTCAATAACAAATCCCCAATCAGCCATCTGCAATCGATACTTCTTTCCATATCTTGACGGTCCCACAAGCTCAAACCAAAGCTCAAGAATTTTCTCCTCGGTTAGTTCTATAGGAATCAAATCATCAACAGAAATACAATAATAGTCTATACCATTTTTTTCTGCCGTGCAACCAAGTGGACCACTACCGATTGAGATCAATCTGTATTTATCACCGTATCTGTCCTGAACCAGGTTCCCTATGCGTATGTCTTTTATATTCATGATTATTTTTTAAGTTAAGTAGTAGCCATCTCTGACTACTACTAGTTACTGAAACGCAAATTAAGATTGAGACCTCTGTTTTGTTTCTTGATGGTTCTACGCAATAAGGCATAAGAAGGTTACACTAAGTAGAGGAAAATATATTAACTAGCTGATAATCAAGAAGATAATTTACATAGACGTATTTTAAAATAATTTGTAGGGGTGTGGAGTGGGGGTTATTCCAATGATCAAGGGGGGAGCGCACCCCATCCCGAAACCGAATCCGTCTACCGTGTACCCTCCGAACGGAAACGAGTTTTGAATTTAAAAACTAACTAATTTTAGGATGAAATTGATATTAACTATTTAAAACTACGATAGGGGAGGGGAGGGGCTGGCAATTATTTAACTAATTACATAGCTCTACATTCCTACGGAAACAAGGCATTTCAAATGCTATTTAACATAATAATTATTATACACCATGTTTTGGCTGGCGACTTGTTACGTTTTAACTCTCTACTCCTCTCCTATTTTAGTAACTATTTAGCTATTCATACTATTTAAATACTCTCATATGATATTTAAGAAATCCTTAGCTATAAAATATCGGCTCAAAACTGTATTTTTGGGTGTTTCTTCGGTGATTTTCGAGAGAAAAGGCCGTTTTTGGTGATTTAGGCTGTTGTTCGGCATCTGATATTTGCATTAATTATGCTTTAAAACAGCTATTTTTAACTGAATTAGGCTTATTTTCGTATTTTTGTGTCCATGTGTGGTTGAAATAGAAGTAACCACCGAAAGAAATCCACGAATAACTATAATAAAACAAATTTAACAGAATGCGTAAACACACTGATAAAGGCAAGAGAGGTTTTGTTTCAACTAGAAAGAATAAGGTATTCACTCATCTAATGGAGAAGCACAACATAAGCCTATACACGTTATCACTACGTTTCAACCTCTCTGAGCAAATGACATTAAAGCTAATTAATGATGTAATGACCTTACGAATGAAACATATAGTTATCATGGCTGGTTTATTCAATATTAAGGCTTCTGTATTGTTTCAACTTCTCTACTGTAATTACACAACTATTCCTCCTCACATAGAAAAGGAAATAGAAGAGGATGTTTTATCTCTCTCTAAAGAAATAGGTCTTATTTAGAATCTGTTTAAATTACTATATTTACTTACTTTGGCATGGTTTTATTTTATGTTACTCTGTATAGGTAGAGTTTAAATAGTTTTATTATTTAGGCAAATTATTATACCTCATTTTCAATGAGTTACAATAATTTTTGCCTTTTTTTTCATTTTATTGTAACCTTATTAATCCGTTACCGTTAAACATACCAACAAACAATAATTAGTTCTTTTAAATAAATAAAAAATATTTTAAATAAACGTAACCTTTACAAATAACTAACGTATAACCTAACAAAACCTAGAAATCATGAGAAATTCAAAAAAAATTTATTTAATTTATTCACTTTTATTATCTGTTGTTTTTTTTAGCTGCAAAGAAACTGCTAATTATGGAATACAAACATTAGAGCATGAAGGATGTGAATATGTTATTTATAAGGATGACACAAGAAGTGATGTATCAATGGTACACAAGCAAAATTGTAAATATTGTGAAGAAAGAAATAAAAAGTAGAAACAATCTAAAATTAAACATCATGAAACCTAGAAAATCAATCATCGAAAAAATTAGAGCATCAGTATTAAGACAAGAAATAAGCCACAGAGGAGGAGGAATTGAAATCAGCCTAGATACCTTCGGTTTTAAAGGCGAGAAGATGGCAGCCTACCAAAACTATCTAGGAGGAGGAATTTTAGGTCGCATCTGTGCTAATGATACAATAAGAAGACAAACCTTAAAAACTACTGAAGCGAAGGCAAAAAAGCTAGATAAAATAGCTGAGGAGTTAAAAAAGTACTTTCATAGCCTAACAAGGCATGAAGATGATGAATGGGAGGATGAAGAGTACGAAAGCAATCAAAACAAGCCAGTATCAGCATATTAATATTTTTTGTAACCTTTATCAATTATTACCGTATAACACCATATAAACACTAGAAATCATGAATAGAAGAGTCCAAGCAAGCCATTTAGAAACAGGAGATGTATTTTATCACTCAACAGAACCTGAGAAATTATACATAGTACAGAAGGTCGATTTTAGGTATGGTAAGGTAGTAACAAAGGAATACATTCATGGTGAGCCATTCGGTAAAAACGTATATTTTTTAAGAGGTGCAACATATTACTATAAAATTAACTAAAAAAGGAGGATATTATGACAATCGAATATAAAATAATCAAAAGCGCAAAGCAATTACAAGAGCATTTAGAAGCGCATGGATACTCTGAGGTAGTTTTACTTCACAATGGAGTAAAAAGCACTAGAGACTTCTTTTTAGCAGATGGAAAGTTTCAAGAAGAGGATAGTTCATTCAATTTATGGTCTTATTCAAATTATGAGCTAACCAAAGTTTATGGTGAATACTTCGAAAAAAACAGTTTTTTAATAGCTAATTATAACTAAACTCATTAATTATGGCAAATTTGAAACAATACAGAGATGATGGGCATTCTGATGGTACAAAGTGTTATACAAGAAGCCAAGCGATAAAAGTCATAAAGTCTATACTTAAAGATGATGAAGACCTTTTAAGAGGTCGGAGCATCAATAAAATATCAGATGATGACATTTTAGAAATAGGATATAATTTTTATAGTATTTACAAAGTTTAAACCTTATCAATCATGGCAAAGAAAAAAAAATGTGTAGTAATCCTACACGGCATAAGAAGAGAAATTAGTGCTGGTTCATTCGAAAGCATAAAAGAGGCTAAAGAATTTGTTAAAAATTGGGACAGACCATATACTATAAAAACGATTAACTAAAGTAAGGAGGCAATTATGAAATCAGCAACACTAATTAAAAAACTAGAAAAATTCGGCATCCCTTATAATGTGGTGGATGTTAATGGATATAACAAAGATATTGAGTTCACTATTAATGATACTAATTTCAAGGCTGGCATCATAGAAGGCAAAGAAGAGGTACAGGATTTTTGCAGAGAGATATGCTATGATAAAGTAAGAGACGAGATGCAGAGACGATTTTTCCGAAATTTTAAAGAATTACTAAGATACGCATACGCATAACTAACTAATTACTAACAATTTAATACCTAGAAATCATGAAAACTCAAGAAAACTTAATAAACAGCAATACCTTTGTAGATGGAAATTATTCTTTTGAAAATGAATTTTCATTCGCTAGAAAAAATGTAAAGGATGGTAAGGTAAAATACAATGATGGTACATTGGTAGACGTAAAAGACCACATAAAAAAGAACCACTACGAAAAAGTATATTTTAACTTCTAAAAAACTAGAAATCATGAAAAAGCTAATAACTGACGAAAGCATCCAAAGTATTTTACTTGCAACAGCAGCAATAGGAATTGTATGGTTTATTCTAACTTTGTAACCTTTCTTAAAAACTGACGTATAAAACTAAATATTAATCATAAAAACAAGAAATCATGGAAATCAAATCAACAGAAAAAAAAGCAACAGAGTTAAAAAAGGGAGACTTTATAACCGACATTAATCCTAATACAAAAGGAGCATTCTTAGGAGTGGTAACAAGTAATGAAGGTGAAGAGCTAAATGTTAGCCTCTATACAGAAAAAGACTCCCCTTACTTTACAGAAGGGAAGATAAGTAAATTTGCTAAAGGAAATACCCTTTGGGATGTTCTAACTAAGGAAGAGGCTATCAAATTTATAGCTAAAAATAATCCTCTAGGCTTTACAGTTAGAAAGGATACATTAGAACCTATTACTGAAGGATACTCAGTGGCCGTATCTGAGACTCAAAACTCATTCGGGGATGAAGGTATCGAACGAGTGCTGGAAGTAGCTAAAAAAAGCTATATTGATGCAATAGGAGGATGGAAGGAAGGGGAGGACTACTACTTTGATGCTGTTATGGTAGTTCAAGATTTCAATACGGCAGCGGAGCTAGGTTATAGAAACAGACAAAAGGCGATATTTCACTTGGATGAGAAGAAAGAATTGGTCCTTGTTTATTAAAGAAAGTTTTCATGATGGTTGGTTTTGGGGGAGGAGTTGAAATGACCTCCCCCATCTCTAAACTCTTAAAAATATAAAATTATGATATTACAACACGAAACACCGAAAATAGAAGTAGTTAAAATAGTCGATGGAGACTATAAAGCTATCGAAGTTAGACAAAACAGAGATGGAGTAGATATGAATGATGTTTTAACTGCTCTGTCGAAGTTTAAAGACCAGCAATTTCTTGGCGATGCTCTTTTAAATGACAATGTATCTATATGGGTAGGACACAAGCAATACTACCATCTAGTTGGAAATGTTACTTCTGCTATGTACCTTCTACATAAGTCAAGTAAGATACCAGTCAACCTAACCGCTAAGGAGCGTTTCAATATAGCTGAGGTATTCAAGTTTTACGATGAGCAAATTGGATTGGATAAGGAGCAGAACAGAGCCTTCACCAAATTAAAACTAATTTTAAACCAATAAGCGATATGTACCAAGCTATTTTTAACCTACTTGTTGTTGTTAGTCTTATTCTCTCCCTTTTAGTTGGAGTAGTAGTATTTGTTTTCTTCCCTTTCTATATTGGAAGATTGTTCTTTGAAGAGTTTAAGAAAGTTAGTAAGTAATTATTTGCAATAATTCTTGCGATTTATTGCAAATAATTAGCTTTACTATTTGAAAATTTACTATATTTGTGTGCTGTATTGTCAGAGATACACTTCGCAAAAGGAAACTAAGATAGAAATATCTTTTTCATAAAGAAAATGCTGAATTGTGCCTCTGACCACAAACATCAGCATTTTTCTTTTATGTAAATTTCAAATCACCAATTAAGGAACGCAATAGCCTTTTAAGAACCGCAAACTTTTGTAGCAATACATTTGGATCAGATAAATGTGCTTATGAAACAAAACATAGGCGGATTGTTTGATTTTCTGGGGGACTTTTCTTTTTCTTTCTTACTTACAATTGTTTGTAGTTGTTACTTTCCTTCTTTCTTTTTCTTTAAATGATATAAAGGGAGTTGAAACAATAGATTAGTAGTAGGGGCTTTTGTGTATAAAAATTAGTAAATAGTTAAAATAAGTAACCAATAATGTAACCTTACATGGGAAATAACGTAAAAATATTCGTTCTTACTTGGGTATTTGGAACTAGAGTAGTTGAAATAAAACGCTCTCCTTCTATTCAGGTGATACAACTAAAAAAGAAGGAGTTGAAAAACCAGCCTCAATACAAGAAAGGATTTTTTGAGGTTAGAACCTCTGAAGGATTAAAAGCTAAACCGATATTAAAAGAAATAAACTAA